ATGGCGACGAAGCGCAAGCGCGGCAACTCCTGGCACTACATCGTGAAGCGGGCGGGCGTTCTGCCCAAGCCTGTCTATCTGAGCTTCGACGTGGAGAAGGAGGGCGACGAGTACGTCGCCCGCTTGGAGGCGTTGCTGGATCGAGGCATCGTGCCCGAGGAGTTCACCCAGCCCAAGTCCGAGGCAAAGCTCCTCCGCAGCCGGGTGGCCGACTATCAAAGCAGGCAAGCGGTGTCGATCGATGATGCCAAGCTGCTGCCCATCGTCCTGTCCCGCCTGCCCATCGGCATCACCCTGGCCGAGCTGACGTTCCACTGGGCGACCGAATGGGTCACGTCCATGAAGCGCCTCCAGAACCTCTCTCCCTCCACGATCCGACACCACGTTGGCGCGCTCTCTCGCGCGCTGGACTGGCTCGCTGCCCAAGGGGATGTTCCGACCAATCCATTGCGGCTACTGCCCCGCGGTTACTCGACGTACACGGCCGACGACGCGGCGGCGGTGGTTGCTATTGAGGGCCGCCCGAAAGAGGACCAGGAACGCGACCGCCGGTTGGAAGAGGGCGAGGAGGACAAGATCCGGGCGATTCTGGGTGGGGCCAAGCCGGAGGGCAGGCAGCGCGCCTTGGAGTTGCACCACCAAGAGGCGCTGCAGCTGCTATTCGACATGGCCCTGGAGACCGCCATGCGAATGCGTGAGATGTACACGCTCACCAACGAGCAGATCGACGTTGGCCGGCGGACGATCTTCCTGGACAAGACCAAGAACGGCAGCAAGCGCCAAGTGCCGATCTCATCGGTGCTCCTGGCCAAACTGCAGACCTACACCGGCAATTACGATGGGCGCCTATTCCCTTGGTGGGACGGTGACACCTCGAAGGATCGTCTCAAAAAGGTGACCTCTCTCCTGTCGCGGCAATACGACCGAATCTTCCAGGCCGCGGGCTGTGCCGGCCTGAATTTCCACGATCTGCGGCACGAAGCCACCAGCCGACTATTCGAGCGCACTACGCTGAGTGACCTGGAGATAGCCAAGATCACAGGGCACAAGGACGCCCGCATGCTGGCCCGATACGCGAACCTGCGCGGATCGAACCTGGCCGAGCGCCTGTGGTGACCGCCTACCGAGGCTCATAGGCGCGCAGGTCTGGCATTGTTGGGCGCCGGGGCTTGGGGCGCGGCGCGGGCATCGGGTTCTTCGTGCAGCTCGGCTTGCTGCTTGCGGCCTTCCGACGTTGCTCGGCCTGGCGCCGCCCTTCCTCGCGGATGTACCCCAGCACGTCGTCTCGAAGCAGGACGGTGTGCTTCTGGTTCAGTCGCACAGCCGGCAGCTGACCGGTGTCCACCAGCTCACGGGTCGATTCGATGCCTAGCCGCAGCATACCGGCTGCCTCCTCAAGGCCGATTGTGTCCTCAGCCAATGCCATCTGGCTCTCCTCCTGATAGTCCCGCCAGGGCGTCGTAGCGCGCCGCTTCGGCGAGGTAGTGCTGAACCCGCTCCTCACGAACGGATGCCGGGAAGTTGTAGGCGACGCGCGCTGCATCGGCGGCGACGCGGTTGATTTCGGCCAGGCGCCGAGCGCGATAGCCGAAGATGTCCAGCTGCTCAGGCGCGCCGAGCATTGCCGCGCAACTTCGGGCTGTCGGGGAGGGCGACCAGGCGCTGCAGCAGCGCCGCATGCTGCGGCCGGGAGAGGTCCAGGGTGCTTTCGCACCCTACCGCTCGGACGTGCGCCCGATACGTTTCTTCGTCCAACCCCTTCTGCCCATGAGCGAGCCGTCGCAGGGCCTTCACCATGGCTGGACTGATGCGAAAGCCCAGGCTTTGCTGTATCTGGGTCATGCGGCACACCGGGCATGTGTGACAACATTGAGGCTCGTTGACACGGAGCGTCGATCATGGAGCTTCTTTCTAAGGGTTTTGGGTGGCTCCGGCGCCCGCTTGTGCTGGCACCAAGCTCGGCCGCTGTCGGCGCCGGCGCTGTCATCTGCGTCCTGGGGATTCCTCCGCTGTGGACTCCAGAAGCTGCTGGCTGGGCCGGCGCGGTTGCGACATGCGGGGCCGTTGTCGTTGCGCTCGGGGTTGGTCTGGCGCCCATCCTGCGTGACAGGTCCCGGGGCGTGAGAATCTCCAAGCTCGCAGGAAAGATCGCGGTGGGTGAATTGGCCCTGATGGAGCACCGCCTTCGAGTAGCCGCTGGTATTGTCGAGATTTGCGGCTCTAAGGTCGATCACTGGACCCATGGGGAGATAAATAAGTGCATCTCCCAGGTGGCAGTGGGTGCGATCCATGGATTGACGGCCCATGTCGCAAGCATCCCGGAAGAGATCGAAGAGGGTTTGGCAGAATGCGCCGGCCTGTTGAGTGCCTTCGAGCGATCCCTGTCGAACGTGCACAGCACTCGTCCTCACGAAATCGTACTGATGGCCCAAGATGGGGGCTACTACATCGGACTTGCTAGCAGGCTTGCCAGCTTTCGGAAGGCTCTCTGCGATTGGTCCGGGGCGAGCTATGACGATCTTGATGAGGCGGTGGCCGTGGCCGTGCGCGATGCGGAGATCCGAGCCCTGGATGAAATGGAGCGTTACTACAGCAGCGGGTCGCCGAGCAATTGATGAGAATGGCCGCGCGTGTGATCTCGTGATCTGATGGTTAGCAAGCACTGACAATTCCCTCCGGCATAGCCACGGCCATTGCAACGTCGCGGACCCAGATGGGCGTGCTGGACAGCGCGAAGGTCTGCCCGGTCCAGGCCAGTAGCAGGGTGCGGCCGATCTCTTCGGCGATTGCGCGCGCTGCCGCCGGCGGCACTGCGTTGCCGATGCGCTCGCGCCAGGCTTGGTCGGACAGGCCGTCAAGCTCGAGCTTCTCCTCGGGATCGACCAGCGACTGCAGCGCCGCCAGTTCCAGCGTGGTGAACGGCCGGTGCCACGTCCCGTCCAGACTGCGGATCACGCACACCAGGTTGTCGCGCTCGGCCGGCAGGCGCGGGTCGGCCGCCGACCAGCGGCCATTGTCGTGACGCGCCGCGGAGCTCACGGCACCGCTGCAGCCATTCCAGGCCACAACGCCGTAGTGGCCGTTTGTGAGATAGGCATCGCCTTGCTGGCGCTGATTCGCGGGCCGCGGATCGGCCACTGCGAACGCACCCTGACCGGTTGTGCTGCCGCTGATGACGGTCCCTGCAGCTTCGCCCCATGCCGTGCAGGCGTACTTCCCGAAGATCTGACCAGCTGGGCGCGGGTCCTGCACCGCCGCGGCCTTGCCACCGGCGCTGGTTACGGTGCCGGCATGCCGCTCCCACGGGATGATTCGGTACTCGTTGGCGTGCTTCGCCGGACCATGGTGGCGCGGATCGGCGACCGAGAACGTGCCCTGGCCGGGCGACTTCACCCCGATGACCGCACCGGCCGTGTCACCCATGCCGAGCACGCCGTACTGCTGGTACTGCGCAGCGCCGGCGGCGGCGCGCGGGTCGGCCACGCTGAAAGCGCCGTTGCCCGGCCGGCTGGCGCCCGCGACGACGCCGCACGGCTCATCCCACTGCCTGACGCCGAGGTGCCCGTGGTGGGCTGCCGGAACGATCAGGTAGTCGCGCAGCACGCCGTCTTCGACTGCCAGCCGGTTGAGGCTGCGCCAGTCGCTGCCGGCCTCCACGAACGCCAGCCGCACCCAGGTCTTCCACTGCAGCGACGGCACGCGGTGCATCGGCCCCGCACGTTCCACGTCGCCGGCGAGCGGCATGCGGCCCAGCACCGAGCCAACCGCCTGCAGCGGTCGCTTCGTCGGCTCGTACAGGAACGGCGGCACCTTCTCGGCATGCCGGGCGACCAGCAGGAACCGCTTCCGGCTCTGCGCCAGCCCGCCGAGCTCGCCGCAGTCGTGCGTGGTCTCGGCCACCACGTAGCCATAGGCCCGCAGGAGCGCCCCGATCTGGCCAAGCAGGTGCCGGCCGCGCGATGCGATGCGTGGCACGTTCTCGAACAGCACCATCTCCACGGGGTCATCCTTGTACGCCTCCAGCATCAGCCAGATGCCGCGCAGGGTCAGCCGGTTGAGTGCCTGGTACTTGTCCGTGCGGCTCTTGCTCTCTGCCATCAGGCCCGAGAAGCCCTTGCACGGCGCGGACAGGAACATGACGTGCGGCCGCTCGCCGCCGAATGCGCGGTGGATGTCGACGGTGGTGGCCTCGCGCCAGCCGGCCGGCGGCTCGCAGCCCCAGAAGGCGCGGTACTGCTCGCGGTCGAAGAGGTCCAACACCGTGCCGGGCACGCCGGCAATGCGGTTGAAGTCGGCGATGGCCGCGGGGTCCACATCGATGCCGCCCAGGCAGCGGTAGACCGCCTGCGCGGTGCCTATGTCAGGGCGAGCCTGGTTGAAGCCGCGCGCGCCGGCGCCCAGGCCGGAGAACATCCCAGCGTGGCGGATCTCGAACTTAGCCACGCGGGACCTCCGCATCGCTGGCCTGAGCATTGGCAAGAGCCCACCACAGACGAATTGTGCGCTCGTCCTGTGCCCCCAGCGCCATGAATGCACCCCGCTTGCCCTTGAACGCGCTGATTGCCTGTACCAGTTCGGTGAGGACTGAATCACGCACCTCGCTGCCGGCATTGGGGCTGATGGACTCGCCGCGCTGGTGCAGGAACATGCAGAAGTTCGCAACGTCGCGCGGGTCACCCTTCTCGACGTGCGCGCGCAGCATGTCGGACAGACGCTGGTGCATGCCAGGTTGGTCGCCATTCCAGCCGCCGCGGCCCTTGGCGCGTGCGTCGGCCAGCTTCGCCTTCATCGCAGCGGCGAAGGCATCGACGGCGAGGTCATCAGGGTGCACCTCGCCATTGGGGCTGGCATCGATGGCTTCGCGCACATTCTGCAGCAGCTCGTCGCGGCCGCCGATGTCGTAATCCTGCTCGCACAGGTGATCGGTGATCTTGGCGGCGAGGGCGGCCAGGTCGATCCCCGGCGCTGCGGCAGGCTGGGAGTCCAGTGCCGCCCGGATGGCCCACAGATCGACCCTGTAGTCGTCCAGGTCGATGCCGGCGCGGATGTTCGCCGCCTCGGTGTGATTTCCGAACTCATCAAGCCCCAATGCCAAGAGCTTGCGAGCCTGGCGCTCATTGCGGTCGGTGGTCATTGGCTGGCTTCCTTCTTGCCTGGGCGATGGGTGTACCGGGCGCGGCCCGGCAGATGGGGGATGAGGAGCTTCTGGGCGGTCGGCGCGCTGTAGCGCGCAACGCGGCAGGGCGGATTGAGCGTCGTCCGACATGGCCACCTCAGAACGACAGCTGGAGTTGCGGCATGGCCGGGAAAACCCTGCGCGGCGCCCTGGGCGCGCGGCGCCCGGCCGGCTGCTGGTGCATCTGCTCCCATTCCGCCAGGGCGCGTTCGTACTCGGGATGCCGCGCGGTATGGCTGCAGGCGCACTCGATGCCATGGCCGCCGCCGGCGGAGGCGCGGCGCAGGTCATGGATGTGGCGGGCGGCGTGGCCCTTGCTGCAGGGAGCGATCGGTTCGGGGTGGCTGATCATGCGTTGCATGGGCTTCTCCTAGGCCGCGTCATGGCGCGGCGCTGACGAACGCCAGGTCGTAGATGACGCAATGCACCCGGGCCGCCGACGGGGTTTCGGCGTTCACCACGGAGGACAGGGGGGCAACCGCAGTTGCCCGGGTGCATGCGTCGGGGGAAACGGAATAGGAGCCGCTGGTCACGGCGTCGACGGCATCGAGCGCGTCCTGCCAGCGGCGAGGGGAGAACTCCTGGGTGAGTGCCGCGCCGACGCCGGCGGCGCAGTTCGGCACGCGGTCGGCGGCGCTGAAGCCGTTCAACGCGGTGAGGGCGATGGCGGCGCGCAGGCCCCAGTCGTCGTGATCGGCCAGGTCGTAGACGGCGAGCGCGGCGCAGATCCGCGGGCTCGTCACGATCAGGTCTGCCGGGATGGCGACTTCGCCGTCCACGGCCAGCACCGAGGACGAGATGGGCTCAGGGTGGACCGGAGCGGCGCAGCCGGCCAGGACGAGCAGCAGGGAGGCGAGGAGGTACCTGGTGGCTTCGCGCAGCACTGCGGCTGCGGGGCGGCGCGGCGGGTTCGCGGCGGTGCCGGACATTTGCGGTCTCCGTACCCCGGCCCGGGATGGGCTGGTCGTGGGGCGACGGATAAAGTAAAGCATAGCTTTATTTAAATAGTAAAGCAGTGCTTTCTTTTCAGGATGAATGCATTCATCATGTTACGGCGCGCAAGAAAAACCCCGCCTCGGCGGGGTTCTGTTTCCTGATGGCTCAATTGGTGGGCTGGGGCTTCTTCTTGCGCAAGCCGACAATCGCCTCTGCATCCTCCACAATTTGCAGAAGGTGCGCGTTCGGCCCCCCCGCGGGATCGCCTCTGAGGTCGAACTTGATAGCCTTGAAAGCTTCCTGCAGGGTGGTCTGGTCGGGGCGGGTCTGGGCCAAGACCTGCACGGCCAGCTGCAAGGCCGAGATCTGGTCGATCATCCTCATGAACGCCTCCCCATACTGCTTGTCGATGTCTGCTTCGCTCTTCGGCATCAGTCCGCCCATCCCCCTATCCAGTGGACACGGCCTATGACCGTGATTGGGTGCTTCTTCGAGTCCATCGCCTTCGGCTTCTTCCAGCTATGGTCGCCAACGGGGTTGTCGCTGGCGAAGTAGATCCCGGCGTCAAGCACCATCGCACGCTTCACGTAGTATTCCGGGTTTGCTGCACCATCCATCTGGATCACATACAGAACGCCGTCCACCACGCGGGTGTCGCTCGTGTCGAAGAGGATGGCGTCGCCATCTTTGATCGTCGGCTCCATGCTGTCGCCTCTGCCGTAGTAGACGGCAAGGGGGCGATTGAGGATGCCGCGTCGACGGAGGCTGGTCTTCTTGAACTTGAGGCTGTGGGTCTCCGCGTACTCGACTGCCTCCGCGCCCCCAGCACCGAGCCCCACTGCCTGGGAGTAGCCCACCACGTCGGCATAGTCGTCATTCGACGTTTCGCTGATAGCCGCTGAGTTCCTATCGGTGACAGCTGGGTCCAGGAAGTACTCAGGGCGCCGGCCGGTCCTTCGGGCGAGGATGGGTATGAACCTCTTGTCGATCGCTCCCTTGGTCTCCCAGCCTGTGATCGCCTGTGGATTTATCTCGCACTCCCGCGCCACTGCGGCCTTGGTCCCGCGCGGAGACTGGCTGAAAGCGTAGGAGATGCGCCGGGCTAGTTCGTGGTTATCAAGCATGGCTTGATGATCCCCGGCGCACGCGGATGCGCCAATAAAGCGATGCTTTTCTTTTTATGTAAAGCTGTGCTTTAATTTCTGCATGAGCGCAATCACAGCAGCTATCGACGTCCTCCAAGCCCGCCAGGCTGATCTTGCCCGGAAGCTGGGAGTCAGCCCCCAGGCGGTCAACCAGTGGGTGAAGGGCCGGCGCCCGGTGCCTGTTCGGCTCGCCTTGGTGATAGAGCGGGAGACAGGAATCTCCAGGCATGCCCTTCGGCCCGATGTGTTCGGTGCGGAGGAGGGCATCACGAAGCGCGCGCTGATGCAGCGGCTGGCACTGACCAACGACACGGGCCTGGCCGTCCTGCTGCAGCTGCCACGCGAGACGGTGGAAGAGTGGGCGGACGACGCCATCGTCCCGGCCTCGCCGCGGCTGCATGCGCTGCTCGCCGATGCCCCCGCCGCGGCTGTGCTGCAGGAGCCCGAAGACCCCGACGCCGCCCGCATCGTGCCGGTGGAGACCGCCTGATATGAATTCGATTCCGTCCATGGGATGCAGTCTGCCGGGCGCGGCTGCCGATGGCATGAAGCTGGGGAGGCAGTTTCTGCCTCCGCGCTCGCAGGTGATTTACGCCTACACGCACCGCCTGCTCAACGAGACCGCGACGAACGCCAACAGCTTCGCTATGCAGGTGGCGGAGAACTACTTCGCCCTGGTGGCGCCACACATGCGGGACAAGAAAGCGGTGCCGTTCCGGCTGGGGGAGGGCGACGACCTGGCCGACGCGCTCAAGGCCAACGGCCAGGCGCTGCGGCGCTACATGGATGGCACGGTGAAGACGCTGCCGGCCGACCTCGAGGATGCCTGGGTGCTGAGCCTGCCGGAACCGTATCGCAGCGACTGCGAACGCGACCTGGCCGCGCGCCGGGGCATGCTGCCGGTTCGGCTGGCGCACATCGCGCCCGACGCGGACACGGCCGGGATTGGAAGCCTGATGGCGGACTTCGGCCAGCTGGTGACGGCGCTGACTCCGGCCATATCGGATGGCGTGATCGATGAGCGGGACCGCCCGCACGCCCGGAAGATCGTGAACGCCTGCCAAGACGTGGTGATCGCCGCTGTGACGGTCGAACGGCGGTTCGTGGCGCTGTTGGGGGACCAGCGATGAGCCAGGACGCGAAACCCAAGCAGTGGGGGGGTGGCCTTGCTCGCTATACGGATCAGCAACTGCGGACAGAGCTTGATCGCCGGGCGCGCGCTGCAGGTAAGCCGGCGGCGCAGTGGGTCGGCAAGCGGTCGGAGTACCTGCGCAAGACGGCCGCCGAGTTGCAGGCACAGCTTGACGAGCTTCTGGAGGACCGTGTTCCAGCGGGGCCGATGCTGGCCGTGAAGCGCGCCCGTGTGCGCTCCCTGGAGGATCGGATCAACAGGAACCTGCGCTACGCAAAGCTGGCAGAGGCGGAGGGCAACTGACGTGAGCGCGCGAATGACAGGCATGGTCTTCGACCGCTACCACGCGGGCGGCGGCGAAATGCTCCTGGCGCTGGCCCTCGCTGACCACGCCCATGACGACGGAACCCACATCTTCCCCTCGGTGGCGCTGCTGGCAGCCAAGACGCGGCAGTCCGAGCGCACGGTCCAGTACCAGCTCCGCGCTATGCAGGCGGCTGGGTGGCTCGTTTTGGTGAACGCCGGGACGGGTGGTCGACTGGCCGGGCAGGGCTATGCCGGGCGCCCCCGCGAGTACCGCATCAACCCCGAGTGGATTAAGGGTGCAGAAATTGCACCCTTAAAAAACGATGCCGAGAAAGACGACCTGAATGCAGGGCGCGCGCGCTGCGCTGAGCCTAAGGGTGCAGATTTTGCACCCTTAAACGAGGGTGCTAAGGGTGCAAATTCGAGTGCTAAAGGGTGCAAAACGGCGTCGTTAAGGGTGCAAAACGGGGCACTTAAGGGTGCAACAGCTATTGCACCCGAACCAAAAGCAACCAAAAGCAACCAAGAGCAACCCACACCGCGAGCGTGTGTGTCGGGCCGCCTGGCCGAGTCGGACATCGACCGGGAACTGGCGCCGCTGGGTCAGCTCCCCGATGGGCTCGACCGCGAGGTCATGGCGCAGTTCGTCCGCCATCGCCGGGTGATCAACCGAACGCTGTCGGTGCAGGGCTGGATGCAGATCCTGCCCATGCTCCGGTCCATCGCCGACGCCGGCGGGGACATGAACCAATCCCTCCGCGACGCAATGGCCGCCGGCCTGTCGCTCCCCGTCATCCCGAAATCAGGAGGCCATGCCCATGGAACAGCTGCACAAGGTTCTGCTGCCGGAGTCTCCCAACTCCGGGCCGAGTACGAGCGCCGCCACGGCGGTAACCGCGCTGGCTGCGCAAGCCCAGGTGGACGAGCAGAGCCGGCCGGCAGCGTCATCGACGGAGAGTTCTCCGTCGTCGGCTGATGCGAGCCCGCGCGCCATCGAGGCGCTGTGGACCCTGTGGGAGCGCATGGATGCGATGTTCCCCGGGAAGTGGGGGAGGGACAACGGCAAGGCGCCGGCCCATCCGCACGGCCCGCTGACCATTGCCGGTGAGACTTGGCTGGTCGCGTTGAAGGGGTTGCTTCCGCGGCAGGTTGCCGATGGGATGGCTGCGTGCCTGAGGGCAGGGCTGGAGTGGCCGCCGAACCCGGCGAAGTTCCGCGCGCTGTGCCTGGGCCTCCCGTCGCTGGCGCAGGTGGAGCAGGAGATGCGGCCGGGCCAAGACCGGAGCCCGTTCTCGGTGCTGGTGCGGTCGATGATCGACCTGCACGCCTTCAACGTCGCCGATGGCTACCAGCAGGCACGCATGATCGCGGTGGCCTACGACCAGGCCATGCGCCACGTCTCGGCCGGCGGCGCGCTTCCGGCTCCTGTTCCGGCTCTCCCGCACGTTGCGCCTTCGGCTCCGGTGGTGTCGAACCGCGAATCCGCGGCCGCCGCCATGGCGCGCGCTGCCCGGGAACTCGGATTCGACGGCGAGGGCGGCGCCTGATGGCAATGGCCCATTCGACTGGCACGCCGACTGCGGCGGAGGCTGAGCGCATCGTCGCGGCGAAGGTCGGACCCTGCATGGCGTGCCTTGCTCTCGTCACCGCCGACCTGCTGGCGCCGGAGCTGGTGATGATCGGCTGCGACTACAACCACGCCAAGAGCGGCAACGTCCGCCGCGGGCACATGTTCGGGTATGCGCTGTGCGCCTGGCACCACCGCCGGCACCCGCTTGAGGGCAACACATTCGCCTGGATGCGGTCCATCTACGGCCCGAGCCTGCTTGATGGCTCGCGGGTGTTCCATGAGACCTACGGCTCCGACGACGACCTGATCGAGCAACAGACCTACGTGATCGAACAAAGGAGAGCGGCATGAACAACGTGCGCGAGCTGCTGGCGCGGCTGAACCCCACCGTTGCCCGGCTGGACGGCGCGGCCGGCGGTGGCGTGGTCGAACTGAGCAATATCGACATCGCCGGGGCCCTGGGCATGGTGCCGGCAGGCATCGGCCGCGACCTGCTGGAGCTGCTGCACGGTCCCGACCCGAGCCGCGGCGACATCCTGCGGGTGCTGGAGGGCATCACGCGCATGGCGCTGGAGGAGCGGAACAGGCGGTCGAAGGACTACGCCGACGCGCGCGCGACCTGGGGCATTGCGGACTGTATGGCTCGCTTCAACCGGGACCGGGAGGAGCGCACGGTGCGACACCTGGAGATCCTCAAGGCGCGGGTGGCCATTGCCCGCGACCGGCTGTGGCCCGAGCGATTGGAGGAACGGATGCCCGAGATTTCCACGGTAGCGATCGGCTACATGAAGGGCGAACGTCTGAGCAACCGCGAGCGCGCCGCAGTCCTGGGCGTAAGCGATTCGACCTACCGGGAGGGATGGGCGGAGGTTGTGGACTGGCTGCTGACCCAGATGCTTGAGGCGGAGCAGTGCGCAGCGAACAGGTTCTGCCACGCGCTCCAGCAGTCGGCCGCGTAGTGCGCGGGTGACAGCCGCGCGATTCTGGCCCTACATTCCTACCATCACGCGACGAAAGCCCGGCACAAGCCGGGCTTCTTCTTTTCAACCCGATCACCACCGCGCCGAAAACCCCTCCGCTCGCCGTGAGGCGATTGGGGCTGGCGTCGTGCTGCTACCTAAGCGGCAGTGCACCGGCTACCGCCATGGTCGGAATCGCCTAGTCAGCGGTGGTGATCGTACCTAGTATCGTCAGAGGCCCTCGCTTGCTCAGTCATTGGTGGCGATGGAGTTGAGCATGTCCCGTATCTCCGCTATTTGCCGATCTGTCCGACCGGCGACCTTGGCCAATGTGAGGTAGGTTGCATGCGCGTCATCGCGAAGCGTCAGCATTGCGGAGGCGATTTTCTCCACCTCTTGTATCGGCAGTGCCGACTTGTCAGCCGTCGCCGCGCGCATGCCCTCTGCTTGAGAAATTGAAACGATGAGCGTCGCCAGCTGCGTTGTTGCAGCAGGAGGGAGGATGCCTAGGATCTCAGAGAGTCTTTCCAGCCGTTCAGAGGGCACCGTGGAAATTAGCGAGAGATTCTCAAAAAGCCGCGATGGCGAGTTGGCATAGGCTTGAATTCGCTGTGATCTCAATGGCTCGGCGCATGAGAAGTGGCTTGCAATCTCGTGAACCGGGGCGAACAGCCTTTGGACCTCGGATGCGATAAGCAAAGCCAAGGATGCAGCTTGCTCCGTTCTTTCAGTTGTGGCCGCCTTCAAATCACGTCGCCAAATATGTAGGGCAACCAAAGCTGCGGAAAATGTGCCTAACGCACCCGCCCAGGCACCTGCTGCAGCCCAGTCGACAACGGTCTTGCACTGAACCTGATCGATCATCCTTCATGGCCTCCTTTGGTCAGTAGCTAGTCTAGGACTTCTGTGCTCGCAGATAGATCGCCGAGTGAATACTGGGGGCTGGCTCGACATGCCCGTTTGTATTGCTGCACAGCAACGCCCAAGGGAAGCCTTGGTGAACCACAACGAGGCCCTGCCGGCGACGGCGGGGCCTTTTTCTTTTCCGCCTGCCGCGCCGTACCGACCGGGCCTCTCCGTCCCGGTGGCGCGGCGGGCATCAAGTTGCCCGAGGGGGCCAGAGTGAACGAACAAGCCGATGCGTCCCTCGTGGCCGTGGGGAAGGTCGCAACCGTTGTCGGTGGCAGCACTGCATTCATTGGTGGGTTGTCCGCGAGCGAGCTTGCGGCCTACTCGGGTATCGCGGGCATGATCGTTGGCCTGCTGATCCAGTGGTACTACTCCAGGCGGAAGGATCGCCGGGAAGTGGCCGAGCACGATGCACGGATGGAGAGCTACCGCAATGGCCGCGGCGAATGAGTCCAAGGGCGCCCCGGTCCGCGCGCTGGTGGTGGCACTGACCCTGAGTGTCGCGGCGTTCGCGGGATGGGTGGCGAAGGAGGGTGACGGGCCCACGGCGGTGCGCGCTGACGGGCAGGTGGTGCACAAGCCCTACATCCCGACGAAAGGCGACGTGCCGACCATCGGCCACGGCTCCACCCGGTATGAGGACGGCCGCCCGGTGCGGCTGACCGATGCGCCCATTACCCGCGCGCGCGCTGCCGAGCTGGCCCGGAACCTCCACCGCGAGGAGGAGGCGCGCTTCAAGGCGTCCATCCCCGGCGTGTCCCTGACCCAGGGCGAGTTCGACCTGTACGTGGACTTCATCGGCCAGTACGGGATCGGGAACTGGCGGCAGTCGAGCATGCGCCGGCATCTGCTGGCGACCGCGGAGGCCAAGACGCCCGCCGGCCAGGCGTTCCACTACCGCGCGGCATGCGATGCGCTGCTGGCCTGGAAGAAGCAGGGCGGCCGGGACTGCTCGCTCCCCCAGAACTGGGGGCCGAAGGGCTGCAAAGGCGTCTGGACCCGACAACAAGAGCGCCATGCCAAGTGCGTGGCCGAGCAAGGAGACTGAGATGCGAGTTCCGTTCTGGCTGTACATCACGGAGGCGGACGCCATCGAAGCGGGGATGACCCACGAGGGCCGGATGTTCGGTGTTCCGTCCTGGCTGCGCATCGACAGTGAGGAGCAGGTCACCGGGAGCCCGAAGGTTCCGCTGCTCCATCTGTGGTGCATGTTCGTGGACGTGGTGCTGGAGTTCGGGTCGTGGTTCGTATCGTCGGACAAGACCATCGAGAGTCCGATCAGCGTTGGCCGGAGGATTGAGCGATGAACCTGTCCCTCGATCCGCTGCGCCCCTACGCCGACCTGATCCGCTGGGGGCTGATCGCCCTGCTGGCGGTGCTGCTGGTGGTGCTGGGCTACCGGTGGGGAGGCTCCCACTGGCGCGGCGAGTACGCAGCCGAGGTCAAGGCCCGTGCAGCCGAGAACGCCAAGCACGCCGCAACCCTGCAGCACCTGGCCGACGCCACCGCCGCTGTGGCCGCCAAGGCGCGCGCTGCATCCGAGAAGCTGGCCCAGAGCCGGCACGAGAACGACACCCGCTACCAGAAGGCCCTCAACGATGCGAACCGTGCCGAACGTGATCTTGCTGCTGCTCTGCGCCGCGGTTCTGTGCAGCTGCGGCCGGAGTGGGCCTGTGGTTCGCCCGGAGCCGGCGCCGGTGGAGCTGCGGGCGTTGCCCGAGGACAAGATGCTGCCGCCGACCTTCGGTGGGCAGGCGCGACGCATCTTGTTGCAGCCGGCGACCGAGCCGACGCCTGGATCGGCTGGCTCCAACGGGAGCTGATCGACACCCGCAAGGCGGTGATCGCCGCAGGCTGTGCCATCGAGGCTCCCGGCCGGTGAAGCGCAAGGCCGGCGGTGGTCACCTCGCGCTCGGCCGGCTCAAGCCCGGGAAGATGAACCAGACCGAGAAGGCGTATGCGGAGCGGTTGCGCGCGCTGCAGCACGCAGGGGAAATCCTGTGGCACCGGTTCGAGGGCATCAAGCTGCGGCTCGCCGACAACACGTTCTATACCCCGGACTTCGCAGTCCTGGCCGCGGATGGGGTGATGGAGCTGCACGAGGTAAAGGGGTTCTGGCAGGACGATGCCAGGGCGAAGATCAAGATCGCGGCCGATCAGTACCCGTTCCGGTTCATCGCGGTGCGCGTGCGCCCCAAGAAGGACGGCGGCGGCTGGGCCGTGGAGGAGTTCTGATGTCCGAGACGGTCACAGCATCCATCGGCTGGCGCTGGTGGGTGCGCTGGTACCTGCGCACCCTGGTGTGGTTCGCCCGGGTGACGGGCATGGAGCCGGACTGGCAGCGGGTGGAGTGGTGGATACGGCGCGGCTTGGTCGCGCGTGTGGAGCGCCGCGGGCGCGGGAGGGCGTGATGGACAACGAGATGGGGAACGTAGTGAAGGTGCCGACCTCGCTCGAGCTGCTGGCGATCACCCGGGAGCTGCAGAGCCGCATCGGTGCCGAAGCCGCAGCCCGTGACGCGTCGGTGGCTGCGCTGGCCGAACAGTCCCGATCCTGCGCCGATGCGCGGATCGATAGGCTGGTGACCGCCATCGAGGAGCAGGGCAAGCAGGTGGGTGAGCTGGCAACCCATGTGGGCCTGCTGGTGCAGTCGGTGGCCAAGCTGCTCGGCGAGGAGACCGGTCATCCGGTGGAGGACGAGCAGGAGCCGCAGCGCGTGGACCTGGATGGGGAACCGTACTGATGCCGATGCGACCACCCCAGCACCGCGCCCCGGGCTGGCGTCCCTACAAGGAGCCGGCCAAGCAGGTGAGGCGCAGGCAGGCGCGGCGCGCGCTGCCCACCAACTCGACGGCCTGGCGCCGGCTGAGGGAGGTGCAGCTGTCCCGCGAGCCGTTGTGCAGGGAGTGCACCAAGGCCGACAGGGTGCGAGCAGCAACCGACGTGGACCACATCGATGGAGACTCGGGCAACAACGCCGACGACAACATCCAGTCGCTGTGCCACAGCTGCCACAGCGCCAAGACGGCGAGGGAGAACGGCGGTTTCGGGCGCGACGGCCTGTCCGAGTTATCCACCGAAAGCTGAACGAAACGGGGAGGGGGGAGGGCAAAAGTCCAGGGCGGTCTCGGTCCGATACGCGCGCCCCCCTTTCTTCGCGCGTCCACAGAATTTGAATTTCGAGGTTCACCGGCATGGCACGGCATAAGCAGCCCGCCGAGCTGGCGCAGCTCAAGGGGGCGGACAAGAAGAACCCGCAGCGGTACACCAAGGCGGCCCCGAAATCGGGCAAGCCGCTGGGCAAGGCGCCGGCCCATCTGCCGGAGGACGTGGCCGAGGTGTGGCGGGAGCTGGAGAAGTGCGCGCTGCCGGGGGTGCTGACCGCATCGGACCGGTTCGTGATGGAGGTGGCGGCCTCCCTGCTGGCCGAGTTCCGCGCGAACCGGGCCGAGTTCAAAGCCGCCAAGTACTCCCACCTGATCGGATGCCTGGCGCGCCTGGGGTTGACGCCCGCCGACCGGCAGAAGCTGGGGACCGAGAAGCCCCCGGAGGGCAATCCTTTCGACGAGTTCTAGCGCATGACGCCGACCGAATCTGCCAAGGACTACGCGCGCGGCGTCGTGGCCGGCAAGATCGCGGCCGGCAAGTACGCGCGGCTGGCCTGCCAGCGGTTCCTTGACGATCTAAAGCGCCGCGGGCCGGATTGGCCGTACAAGTACGACGCCGCCAAGGCTGACCGCGCGGTGCGCTTCATGGAGATGATGCCGCACACCAAGGGCAAGTGGGCAGCGCAGCGCCAGAAGCTGGTGTTCCAGCCTTGGCAGCACTTCATCGAGTGCAACCTGTTCGGCTGGGTCTACAAGGGCTCCGGCCTGCGCCGGTTCCGGGAAGCCTACGAAGAGGTGCCGCGCAAGAACGGGAAGTCGTTGCGCCTGGCTGCGCGCGGTCTGTACCTGTTCGCGGCAGATGGCGAGGCCGGCGCCGAGGTCTACTCGGGCGCGACCAGCGAGAAGCAGGCGTTCGAGGTCTACCGGCCGGCGTGGCAGATGGTGCAGAAGCTGCCGGCGCTACGCGCTCGCTTCGGCATCGATCAGTCGGGGAACCCCAAGAACCCCGGCCCCATGTTCGTCATGGAGGACATGTCGAAGTTCGAGCCGATGATCGGCAAGCCCGGCGACGGTTCCAGCCCCCACGCCGCGCTGGTGGACGAATACCACGAGCACGACACCGACCACATGGTCGATGCCATGCAGACGGGTATGGGCGCGCGCGAGCAACCCTTGCTGTGCATCATCACCACGGCCGGCACGAACCTCGCTGGGCCTTGCTACGAGAAGCGGCGCGATGTGATCCGCATCCTGGAGGGCGAAGTCCAGGACGAAACCGTGTTCGGGATCATCTATGGCATTGACGAGGGCGACCGCTGGGACGATCCGGCGAGCCTGCGGAAGGCCAACCCGAACTACGGCGTGTCCGTGTTCGAGCCGTTCCTGCTGGCACAGCTGGCACAGGCCAAGCGGTCGGCGCGCAAGCAGTCGGCGTTCCGGACGAAGCACCTGAACGATTGGGTTGGCGCGCGGCTGGCGTGGATGAACATGCTGGCCTGGCAGCGGCAGAAGCGGTCCTTCGAGATTGACGACTTCGCCGGCTGCCCGTGCTGGATCGGTGTTGACCTGGCATCGAAGATCGACGTTGCGGCGGTCGTCCTGCTGTTCGAGCGCGACGGCAGCTACTACGCGATCCCGCGTTTCTACGTCCCGGAATCGGCCGTCGAGGAGAACGAGCAGTACCAGCTTTTCGTCCTGGACGGGCTGATGGTCTCCACGCCGGGGAACATGACGGACTACGGCTTCATCGAGGAAGAGTTGAAGGAGCTGGCCGCCCGCGGCGTCGATGTGCGCGACATCGCTTATGACCCGGCGCAGGCCACCTACCTGATGACCCGTCTGGGGCAGGAGGGCTTGCCGGTGATGGAGATGGCGCAGTCCGTGCGGAACCTCTCCGAGCCGATGAAAGAGGTGGAGGCGCTGACGCTGGCGCGCCGGCTCTGGCACGACGGCAACGCGGCGATGACCTGGATGGTCGGAAACGTCGTGGCGCGTGTCGATGCAAAAGAGAACGTCTATCCACGCAAGGAGCGGGACGAGAACAAGATCGACGGCGCCGTGGCGCTAATCATGGCGATGGCTCGCGCGCTGCAGGTGCAGGAGCCAACGCAAATCCAACAGGGCTTCGTGGTGATGGAATGATGCTTGGACTATTCGACAACAGCCGGCGCCCTGACCCACGGGACCGGATCGAGCCGACCATTGGAAACGTGGTGGAGGAGGAGACAGTTTCGTCCTCCAGCCTGCGCATGTTCGAGATTTTCGGCAATCCCACCACCGCCTCCGGCGCGGTCGTGAGCCCGGCCACGTCCATGCGGGTGTCCGCGGTTTTTGGCTGCGTGACCCTGATCGCCGGCGCCATCGCGCAGTTGCCGCTACCGGTGTTCGAACGTACCGGCGAGGCCCGCGTCCGCGCCGACCACGACTATTGGTGGCTGCTCAACGAGCAGTTCTCCGCGGCGTGGCCGGCGGGTGCGGCCTGGGAGTTTCTGGTCGCGCAGATGTTGCTCCGGGGCGATGGCATCGCCTTCATCACGCGCAACCGCTCGGGCAACGCCACCGGGTTTATCCCGTGGCCGCGGGACCGGGTGATGATCCTGGAGCAGCCGAAGTCGAGCCCGCGCGATCCGCGGCGCCTGCAGTACACGTTCCACGACGACGATGGCTACTTCACCGTCGATCAGGACGACGTGCTGCACTTCCCGGGCTTCGGCTTCAACGGCACGCACGGGATGTCGGTCATCCAGTGGGGCGCGCGCAACGGCATCGGCATTGCCATCCAGGGCGACGAGCACGCCGGCAAGTTCTTCGCTGAGGGTGGAAAGCCAGAGGTGGCGATTACCACTCCGAAGGAGATGGGGCAGGGCGCGCAGGACGACTTTCGCGCCGCCTGGGTGAAGAAGTACGGCGGCATGCAGGGCAATCGGCGAATTCCGCTGATCCTGACCGAAGGGCTCGACATCAAGGAACTCACGATGTCGGCGGTAGACCAGCAGCTGCTGGAATCCCGGCAGTGGCAGGTGATCGACATCGCGCGCGCGTTCGGCGTGCCGCCGCACATGATCGGCGAGACCAGCAAGGCCACGAGCTGGGGAACCGGCATCGAACAGATGGGCATCGGCTTCGTGAAGCACACCCTCGGCCCGCACCTGCGCCGGATCAGGGACGAGTTGAACCGAAAGCTCTTTCGGACCGTTCGCTACTTCACGGAGCACAACGTCGATAGCCTGCTGGCCGGCGACTCCAAGGCCCAGGCGGAGTACTTCGGCAAGGCGCTCGGCGGCCCCGGCGCACAGGGCTGGATGACCGTCAACGAGGTGCGCCGCCTCAAGAACCTGCCGCCCATTGCTGGCGGCGACGTGCTGTACCGACCGAAAGACCCGGCGCCGGCCAAGCAGCCGCCCGACGACAACGAAGGAAATCCAGATGCCGATCCCGAAGCTGCTCCAGCTGGCGAAGAATAATGCCGGCAAGTCCAAGCCCGTCCGCGCCGAGTCGGACGGCAAGGAGGCCACCATCTACCTGCACGGCGTCATCGGCGGATGGTGGGGTGACATTGACGAAACGATGTTCGCCCAGGCCCTGGCCGGCATCGATGCCGACGTGATCCACCTGCGCATCGACTCGCCGGGCGGTGATGTGTTCGCCGCGCGCTCGATGATGACCGCCATCTCCCAGCATCGGGCGACGGTCATTGCCCATGTCGATGGGCTGGCGGCCTCCGCCGCGACCGGCATCTGCATGGCCTGCGACGAGGTGGAGATCACCCAGGGCGCCGGCTTCATGATCCACAACGCCTGGACCATCGCCATCGGCAACAAGGCGGACATGACCAAGACCGCCGACCTGCTGGGGAAGATCGATACCGGCCTG